CGTCTGGAAAACGCTCTATATCCGTTTTGCGAATCTGACGAACCGCTGATTGGAGGAGATCAGAGTACCGAACACAAACTGAATCAATTCCCGGAAAATTATCCTTTGGTTGTAGAGCCGAAGTTCGTTTACACCAACCATACTCTTGACCATCACTGATAAAACAAACATTGCTACCGTGAATCTTTTCAAAAGTGTACCATTTTTGTCCGTCAAACTCACCATGAGTAATTAGACCTTCTTTGAATCTATTATCGTAATGATTTTCGATTGAAGGAAACTTTCGAAAATATTGGGTAGCAAAAGCAACCATTTCGGGTGTCAACGCACTTGGAAGTTTTGATGCTTTGGGTTTCTTACTTTTGCTGGACATCTTGTTTTATTTCTATCTAACAGAGGAAATAAACTTAACAAACTTTTCAAAAGGTAGAGCAATATGAATTACAATATTGTGCTATCATTTTTTAATTACATCCACTCATTCAATTAAATTTAAACGCCCACATATGAAAAAGTACTAGCGGGTCGTTGGAGAATGCCTTGATCAGGTGGCACTATATTTAAATCTAAATTCCACATATATTGATTGTTGGCGATTGTATCAGGACTTTCAATTAGATTTTTTTGGGCGATTTGATAAGACACATGGGGCAACTTAGGTTTTAATTGGAGCTTTTTTTTTGCATATATTCAATAAAATTTTCCATACTACGTCCTCCATTATATTCTTCAGCATCTGCTGGATGATTCATTCCATAAGGAAGCCATTTAAAAGTTGGGAAACCTTTAATTCCATGAGCCTCGAGAAGTTCGGGATTCTCATCAGAGTTGATACTCACTACACGGCAATGTTTACCATCCATTTTTTGTTCAAGTTCTTTCCACGTTGGAAGGACATTTTTACAATGTCCACACCAAGGAGCATAAAACAAAGCAAATGTGGGTTCATCATTGGGTAGAGTCATGTGTTCAGTATACATTGAGGCTGGCATTTTTTGACGATTGAAATAATGATAGATAGCAATTACTAAAACAATTACGATAAGAGCAATTATAACTTTTTTAAGAGTCAAACCTGAACTTTTAGTCATTTAAGTTGATTTTCTTATATCATTATCTTAGATAAAAATCAAATATTTACAAATTGGAATAATCGTATTCAAGCATGAATGTTCTATCATCAATCATAACTGAAATATAAGCATATTTACATGAATCATTATTCTCAATTTTTTTCATTACTTCATTAAAAATGCCATTCATAATTTCATTAACCTTAAGTAAGTTTTCTAAATTCCAATAACCATATTTGAAATTATTAGATTTAATATCATGTATTTCAAGGTTAAGAAGTCCAGGACCAAATTTTTTAAATTTTTCAAAATATTCATCAGTCAAACGCTTTTTAAAATTAATATCAAGATAATTAATTACACGTGCGTAATATTTATTATCTTTGGGAATAAACACGTTTTCATCCATATTTAATAATTATTAGTGTTAATGTCAATATTATTTACAGTTGTTATCTATTTATGTATTTGAAGAATAACGACCAAGATAATTATAGATCTATAATACAATTAAATTAAATTAAATTAAATTCAAGTACATATAAATATGCTTCGACGACATCCTATTGGAATTGATTTAGGAACTACATTTAGTGTTTTAGCAGTAAAATCAAATGGAATAGAAAAGATTGATATTATTACAAATTCAGATGGTGAAAGAACGACACCATCATGTGTCCAATTTAAATCAGATGGTCAAATATTAATTGGCAAAAATGCTAAGTCTAATTTAGCTCGATTTCCAAAAGAAGTTATTTACGACGCCAAACGAGTTATTGGGAAACATTGGAAAGAAATTAAAGATACATTTCACAATCAAAAATGGTCATTTGATATTGGTCAATGTAAAGAGTTGGATACGACAGGTCATTATCGTCAAGATATAGTTTTTTTTATTCCAGAGATTGGATTTTTATATCCTGAAGACATATCGTCATTAGTTTTAGCTGAGCTTAAGCTTCAAGCTGAAAATTTTTTAGGATATGAAGTTAAAGAGGCAGTAATTACCGTCCCAGCTTATTTTAATGATTCCCAACGAAATGCAACTAAAGTTGCTGCTGAATTAGCAGGACTATCAGTTATGCGAATTATAAATGAACCAACAGCCGCTGCTTTAGCTTATGGTATTGGCTGCATTGAAAATACATCTAAAAGCAATATTAACACTTCGGATATTAATAATGTGGATATAAATACTGAACGCATTATTTTAGTGGCTGATATTGGAGGTGGAACAACTGATTTTTCACTACTTAATGTATCGGATGGAATATACGAAGTAATTGCTACATCTGGTGATTCACAATTAGGCGGACAAGATTTTGATAATGCTTTAATGGAATACTGTCTCAATGAATTTAAAAAAAATAATCGTATTTCTACTCTCAAAATTAATCATCGAAAGTTAGGAAAACTTCGACAAGAATGTGAAATAGTTAAAAAGGTTTTAAGTAATTCACAACAAGCTAATATTTATATTGATTCATTTTTAGTTACAGATTCCAAAGAATTAGATTTAAATATATCGCTTACTCGTGCTAAATTTAATATAATATGTGATACACTTTTTAATCGCGTGATAAATCCAATCAATCAACTGCTTATGGATGCAAAAATATCCAAATATGATGTCAATGATATTGTAATGGTTGGAGGTTCAAGTCGTATTCCTCGAATCCAAGACTTAATTAGTCAAAAATTTGACGGAAAAGAATTGTATAAATCTATTAATCCAGATGAATGTGTAGCTTATGGTGCAGCAGTTCAAGCCACAATTTTGGCTAATAATCGATGGCAGAGAGAATTACGAGAAAAAGGTGAAGATATTGATGAAGAATATGATTTTAATGATATTTTATTAATGGATGTGGCGCCATTGACTTTAGGAATTGAGACTGAAGGTGGTGTGATGACTCCAATCATTCATCGCAATACTAATATTCCAACTGAAGCAGTACATACTTTTTCAACCAGTTCAGATAATGAAACCGATGTAACAATTTCTATCTATGAAGGTGAAAGACCTCTTACTAAATACAATAATAAATTAGCTTCTTTCGAACTGAAAGGAATTACAAGAGCAAAAAGAGGTATTCCACGTATTGAAGTCATATTTGAAATTGATGTCAATGGTATATTATCTGTCAAAGCACGAGAACTGAAGAGAGACACCAATGTTGAGTTTGATAATGAAAATATAAATAAAATTGAGAATAACCAAGAAATTAGAGAAAATAATAATGAAACTAATCAAAAATATACTGAGCTCATCATTAATAGAATGAATTATATCCCTAATTCAGCAGATGAATTAAAAAAATGTCTTGACGATGCTAAAAATAATGAAGAAAATGATAATGAGATTAATCAAAAGTTAAATGTATTTTATAAAATTCAAAATTTAGTCAATGAAATCAATTCTATAATTAATGATCCAGCAATTAATCTCAAATTTCCCGATTATTACGAGAATGTGGAAGATCCTAATTCAATTAAAACTAATCCATTTATAGTAAGCTTTAAAAAATGGATTGAATTCATTAACGATTGGTTTAAAAAACATCAAGATTTTGAAAAATTAAGTCTTGATTTTTATGAAAAACACTTAGAAGTTATTAAAGATGATAAAAAGAAATTTGATAAATATATTTATATGAGTGACGAGAGTACAATTGTCACTAATACTTCATGTAGAATAACCGAAGATTGTAATTTAGATCAACAATTCAGAATGGGTACAGAAATAACTAACGAAGAATTGGATGAATTAAATCAACATTTCGTTCAAAATACTACTTTACCTGGTGAAGAAGACTTTGTTTATCAATCTAGACAACAAATGAATGAGATATTCAATAGTAATATTCCAAATGACCGTGACAATACTTCTTATAGTAGTGAGAATATTGATAAAATGAATAAATTATTTGATTAATAACTTTATCGTTTTATTCTTCTATAATTTCAATAGAGCGATTTATTTCGTTACGTTCACTTGGATTTCCCCAACCTAATGAACTAATATTGAGAGTTTCATAATCAAATTGAATTAATCGTGATACTAGAGCTACGATTTGAATGTATCCATCGCCACCTAGAACAAGTGTATAATCTGTATGACCTAATTCTTGACAAAAATATATTTTAACTACATCACTTATGGATTCACAATTACGTATATGATGAAATAGTGATGTTACAATATTATTAGCACTATAACCCCGACTTAAAAAGTCAATTACAATTTTATAACTCATGTCGAAATCATGTTTTATAATGGAAGCAATTAACTTTTCTATCATTCTATTTTCTGGTTGATTGAGAATACGCGAAACATTTTCTAGTGTGATTGAATTGTTGCCAATCGCAACTGCTTGAAGATTATTAATAGCGGTTCTTAAATCACCATTAGAAATATTAAGAATTTCAATCAATCCTTTTTCACGGAATATTACATTTTCTTTCTGACAAATTTGACGTAAACGATTTAACATTGAAACTTGATCAATACGAGAAAATCTAAAAACTGAACATCGACTTTGAATTGCTTCTGTAACCGATGCTAAAGAATTACATGCCATAATAAAACGCGTACTATCAGTATATTTTTCAATAATACGACGAAGAGCTTGTTGTGCTTCATTCGTCATAGAATCAACTTCATCTAAAAAAATAATCTTTTGTCTACTTTCTGGTAGATCTTGTTTACTGCGACAAATACTGACGATTTTTTCACGAATAACATTAATACCACGTTCATTAGAAGCATTAAGTTCAGTAAATGCTTCTCCAAATTTATCAGCCAAAAGTGTTTTAGCTAGACAAAGAACACATGTAGTTTTTCCAGTACCAGGTGAACCATAAAGTATCATATGTTGAACATTACCTTCTATAGACATTACACGAAATCGAGAGACGATATCTTCATTTCCAACAATATCATCAAAAGTACGCGGACGATATTTTTCTACCCATGGTTGATTTTTTCTTTTATTTTCTAATATTTCTTCACGGTTAATACTATTTTTTTGTTTGTTAAACAAATCCATAATTTTAGATGATTGATTGATAATATCCACCATTTGGTTACTCATTTGATATTCAGTTTTAGTATGACTGTTCGATTCGGATTCATTATAACTTAATACCGAATTATTGGAATAACTAGAATTTGAACTAGTTTCACTATTCATATTTTTAGTATTTTTATTAGTCCCACGTGGCATTTATTTATTTATTTATTTTATGTCTTCTAATGAGATTCTCCTTTCTAACTGACATTAATAAGGTTATTCTTTTTTAAGTAACATAAAAAAATTAGGTTTATTATGTTATAATATCAATATATTTATAATTACATGTAAATTCCCCTGAAGAGCAGGTAACTATGATAAATTGCGACTGAAGCTCCGAGTAAAATTAGGAAAAACCAAAATTGAGCTGAAATTTTTGTAGGATCACGACTTCCTTGAATACCAATATAAAGTAAAAGAGGTGCTACAAAAAAAATATGGAAAAGAAGAATGATATTACGTGTAACTAAAATAGACATTATATTATTTATAAAGATTTAATTAATTTTAATATTAACTTCAGTCACATATAATTCATTAGCGTTATTCGAAATTTGTTTATAAATTTTATTAATTTCAGTCATATTGGGTCCACAAACACGTATAAGAATAATATTTTTCTTAGTATTTTTGAGGAAATATGAGATAGGAATTTTATTATAAATATTTACAACTGGCAAGAAACCATATAATTTACAAATTTCAAGTGCTTTATCAAGTGACACATATTTAATTTTATTTTCAAAATCTTCTAAATGAGATTGATTGTTGATATCGAAATTAAGTTCTGATACTACTTTATTATCATCAACATCAGTATTATCATCAACATCTGTATTAACATCAACATCAGTATTATCATCAACATCTGTATTAACATCAACATCAGTATTATCATCAACATCTGTATTAACATCAACATCAGTATTATCATCAACATCTGTATTAACATCAACATCAGTAT